GCATTCTTAAAACTATATTAAATAGAACATATCAGCTCAAGAATGCGATTGAGTGGCAGAAATTTATTAGAGGATATGACTGATATTGTAATTGCGAAAAAGAACGAAGTATTCCTGAAGATAGAAGCAGAACCACATATCTATCAGGAACTTTCGGAACACTTTACTTTTGATGTACCTGGCGCTAAATTTATGCCCCAGTATAGAAGCAAGTATTGGGATGGTAAAATTCGTCTGTTCTCAACACACACTGGAGAAATTTATGTTGGTCTTCTTGATAAGGTAGTATCTTGGGCTAAAAAGTGGGACTATCAAGTAGAGTTTAAAAATAATAAGTTCTACGGAACTCCTTTAGAAGAGAATGAAATGATTTCTTATGAAGGAGTCAAAGACTACATGACTCGCATCTCTAAACACAAACCAAGAGATTATCAGGTTGATGCTGTTTATGATGCACTCAGATATAATCGTAAACTTTTGATTTCACCCACAGCATCAGGTAAGTCATTGATGATTTACTCTATTGTAAGATACTTTGCAGAAAGAGATCAAAAGATCCTCCTAGTGGTCCCTACAACCTCCCTGGTTGAACAGATGTTTAAAGACTTCCAGGACTACGGATGGAACGCAGAGGACTATTGCCACCGCATCTATAGCGGTCGTGAGAAGACTAATGAGTATCCTGTAGTTATCACCACTTGGCAGTCTATTTACAAACTTCCTAGAAATTTTTATGATGCTTTTGATGTAGTGATTGGAGATGAGGCTCATCAATTTAAATCCAAGTCTTTAGTCGGAATCATGACTAAATTGGATAATACGAAATATAGGTTCGGTTTTACTGGTACTCTTGATGGCACTCAAACGCATAAATGGGTATTGGAGGGCTTGTTTGGACCATCCTATAAAGTAACTCAAACTAAAGAGTTAATTGACAAAGGACATCTTTCTAAACTTCAAATCAAAATTATTATTCTCAAACATAATCCACAACAATTTGAAAACTTTGAAGATGAAGTTCAGTTTATTATTGGACATCCAAAGAGAAATAACTTTATTAAAAATCTTGCATTAGATTTAAAAGGCAATACTCTTGTTCTCTTCTCTAGAGTTGAAACTCATGGTCAACCTTTATATGAATCAATAAATAATTCTGCAAAGGATGGTCGTAAAGTTTTTTATGTTCATGGTGGAGTAGACGCAGAAGAAAGAGAATTAGTCCGAGAAATCACTGAAAGAGAAGAAAATGCAATTATCGTGGCTTCATACGGAACTTTTAGTACAGGAATTAATATTAAAAATTTACATAATGTTATTTTTGCTTCACCTAGTAAATCAAGAATCAGAAACCTTCAATCAATTGGTAGAGTCTTAAGAAAAGGAGACAACAAAACTCAAGCTGTACTTTATGATATTGCTGATGATTGTACTAAAAATTCAAGAAAAAATTATACCCTTAATCACCTAATAGAAAGAGTCAAAATTTATAATGAAGAAAATTTCAACTACGAGTTCATTCAGGTAAATTTAAAAGAATGATGGAAGAAGATTTCTATGCAGTCATTAAATTAGTTTCTGGAGAAGAGATATTCTCTATTGTTTGTCCTTCTGAAGAGGAAGGTAGAACAATGTTAATACTCAATAATCCCGTAACAATTGAAGTTATTGTTATGAAACAAATTGGTATGCAAGGATACAAGATAGATCCATGGCTTAAATTTGCTGATGACGATACATTTTTACTTGATATGGATAAAGTTCTTACAATTAGTGAAGTTCGTGATGGAGAAACTATTGAAATGTATCATAAGTTCTTAAAACAACAAGAAAATAAAAACTCAAAAAATCCTCTTACCCCGGAAATGGGATATCTCTCATCAGTTTCTGAAGCGAGAAAAAGGTTTGAAAAACTTTATAGAGGCCAATCAGATATTAAAGAAAGCTGATCTTTGAAACTCCACAGAGTAATTGTATCAACTTTTGCAAGCCATTGTCAATAGCCGAACATTCTGTTATAATAAGAACACTTAATATAAACAGGGACTCATGAAATGCAGGCACCAAAAAGAAAAAGATCAGAACATTATGTAAATAACAAAGAGTTTTTAGAAGCGATATGCGAATACAAAAGAAAAGTCAAGGTAGCCGCGGAAAATGGTGAACCAAAACCCCGTATCACCAATTATCTTGGCGAATGTTTCTTAAAAATTGCTACGCACTTATCTTACAAACCAAACTTTGTGAACTATATGTTCCGTGAGGATATGATTTGTGATGGTATTGAAAATTGTGTGCAATATATACACAACTTCAATCCAGAGAAATCTTCCAACCCATTTGCTTACTTTACTCAGATCATTCACTATGCTTTTCTGAGAAGAATTCAAAAAGAAAAGAAACAGATGGAAATCCGTTCCAAGATTATTGAAAGATCTGGATATGATGAAGTCTTCACTGTGGACGATGACTACGGAAACGCTTCCGACTATAATAGTATTAAAGATTCTATTCAAACAAAAATGTATCAATGACATTAATTGCTTGTGTGACTGACACCCATTATGGTGCCAGAAAAGGTAGTAAAACCTTTCATGATTATTTCAAGAAATTTTATGAGGATGTGTTTTTTCCCGAATTGGAAAAACGCAACATCAAACATTGTATTCATTTAGGTGATGCATTTGATAATCGTAAAAGTGTTGATTTCTGGGCTTTAAACTGGGCTAAGGAAAATGTATATGATCGCTTCCGCGATCTTGGAATCCAAGTGTATCAGATTGTTGGCAATCATGATGCATATTACAAAAATACCAATGAGGTCAACTCCATTGAGTCCCTGTTAAGAGAGTATGACAACATTGTTCCTATTTCCAGTCCTGGTGAGTATGAAGTTGCAGGATTAAAAACATTCATGATTCCTTGGATTTCTCCTGAAAATCGTGAAGAGACTTTGGAGAAACTTTCTAAAACTAAAGCAAAAGCTGCATTTGGTCATCTTGAATTGAATGGATTTAGTGTGTATCCAGGAAATGTACAACAACATGGAATGGAAGTGAATGTTTTTGATAATTTCAGAATTGTTTGTTCTGGACATTATCACACTCGTTCTAATAATGGTAAGATTTTTTATCTCGGAAATCCATATCAACTCTATTGGAATGATGTGGATGATAAGAGGGGGTTTAATTTTTTTGACACTGAAACTTTTGAATTAGAGTTCGTTCAGAATCCTTATAATATGTTTGAAAGAATTTATTATGAGGATCAAAATCCAAAACTATTCAATACAACTTCCTGTAAAGATAAGATTGTTAAGATTATTGTTCGCAAAAAATCAGATCAACTTCTTTTTGAAAAGTTTGTAGATAAGATCTATAAAACTGGAGTTGTAGACATTAAGATCGTTGAAAACTTTGAAGTCAATGATGATGATGTAGATTTTGATCAAGAAAAGATAGAGGACACAATCACCATTTTAAATAAATATGTTGAGGACTCTGATTTTGACTTGGATAAAGAAAAAGTCAAAACCCTTTTGAGAGAGGTCTATCAAGAAGCCTGCGAAATAGAATAATATGTACATGATCACGCCATATGGAGACGAAGACGGTGCATACGCTGTAGCGGATTCTTATGGCGATAAGACTTTATATTTCTTTCAGGATGAAGATGATGCAGAGAGATTTGCTGGTCTTTTAGAGGCTGATGATTATCCTGAAATGGAAGTTGTAGAAGTTGATCCACAACTTGCAATAAAGACTTGCCACGAGTATAATTACAGATACGCGATTATATCCCCTGACGACTTTGTGATTCCACCCAGAAAATATGATACTTTTCAAAACGATTAAATGGCGTAACTTTCTTTCCACTGGGAATCAATTTACTGAAGTAAATTTTCAAGACGCTCAAACAAATCTAATTGTCGGAACGAATGGTTCCGGTAAGAGTACCATTTTGGATGCTCTTACTTTTGTTTTGTATAACAAACCATTCCGAAAGATTAATAAACCTCAACTCATTAACTCTGTGAATGAGAAGGATTGTCTTGTGGAGATTGACTTTACGATTGGAAATAAGGACTATAAGGTAGTAAGAGGAATCAAACCAAATATCTTTGAGATCTGGATTGATGGTAAAGTTCAGGATCAAGATTCTGCAGCTCAAGATCAACAAAAGAAACTTGAGGAAGGTATTCTCAAACTCAATTACAAGTCTTTCACTCAGACGGTAATTCTTGGATCAGCAACTTTCGTTCCATTCATGCAGTTGACTTCTTCTCATCGTAGAGAGATTGTGGAAGATCTATTGGATATTAAGATTTTTTCTACGATGAATAACATCCTTAAAGATCGGATGCGTAGAACAAATG